TAAATAACGATTATCAAAAAAATACTGTATATTCTTTAACGATAAAGATTCATTAACTTTTATCGCTCTATCACTAAACTCATCAAGTGCATCTGCATTACCTAAAGCTAATGACTGTTTTGATTCTTCAAAAATAATAGTAAGTAAGGCTAACGAACTTTCCAAGTTAGCGATGTACGCGCGCCCTAACTCACTCTTTAAATAATCAACTATCAGACTCTTTATCTTTTTTACTATCATATCTCTTTTTCTCTCTTTGTACTTGTGCCAATATAGAATAACCACAAATATCAGACCACGGATCTTCTCCCAATGGATCATTATTTTGCGCAATTCTACTTAATTTATCTAATACTCTAACTATTACATGTACATCATCATAAGATGTCAATGGAATTCCATTAGGATATAACAATTTCAATATTTCTGTTGTTTTTGCAAACGCATTACCGTATGCAGCATTCTTTATTTGTAAGATACTAGCAATCTCTCCTGCTAATCTCTCATACCTAGCCATCTCTGGATATTCTTTCATTTTTACCAACTTTCGTGTATTAACAATCCCCCAATAAACCCAAGGGCGACGCCAGTCGCCAAAAGGGTCTCGTCTCATTATGAAACATTTTGATACAAAACGCAACAGTTTTGAGACGTTTTGAAACATTGGTTACGATACAACGAGTATTACGATTGTTACGATAGATTGTACACGAGTATTACGATTGTTACGATAGAACTGATACCTGTCTTCGACAGTTCTATCGCAACAATAATACTCTAATACAATTCTCTCCCTACATTAATTCAGGAAAGTTTTGTAAACCTCACGTGACCGTCTGAGGCCGGTCTCGTCGTACGATCTTTTCTGTAAGAAGATGAACAGTCTATTCAACAGTTGTATGCTACAGTCTAAGATACAGTCAGTTGTTCAGTTCAATTACAGTCTTTGTTCAGTGTTAAAATACAGTTGTTTATATGAAACTAATAACAGTACTGAACACGACCCCGAGTAAAAGTAATGACCTACAATCTTCTTAATGAACAATTGTATAAAAAAAAGCCTTAATAAAAAAAAGCCTAAGCTCCTTTTGTTTGGGTTAAAGTTTTTAACGACAGTATATTAAAAATTCATATACTAGTCGATTTACGTATAAGTTTGATTCTTCATTGACTTTTAGATAGTCAACAGAATCAGCATGATAGTGTGATGCACCTTGAATTACTTCGTAATAAATTCCTAAATCTGATTCCTCTTTCTTAATAACAGTTTTTATCTGTAAAGAAGAGATACCATCATCAAGTTTAATTTCCGTAATAATCTTTCTGTTACAATTAACCATCAATAACTCCTATTAATCCGTATTCTCGAAATACAATATTTAATGAGTTGCTTACTTGATCAAGTAATTCAGGTAGTTTATGGGATTCTACCTTAAATGTTTTTACATATTTAGAGAATAGCTCTTTGTGTTTTACCACAGGCTTTAATCTATATGTAAATTGATCAAATTCAAATACCAATTCAATATTAAGCAACACATTATTACCATATATTAGTTTATAATGATGGCAAAACAATTCTCTTTCAGAAGAGACACCTTCATAGCTGAAACTATATTGGGCGTATGTCTTTCGAGTAAACATGGATGTTAATAGAACAGGAGTTAACACGTGATTGAAAGTTGTCATTTCACTCTCTTTATTTTACTTTAGTACAGATTGTAACAAGATTTCCTTTAGCTACATTTTTATCGTTAAATAAATAAGTAACTCTATAATAATCATTTTTAATATCTTTTATATAAAAAGTATTTTGTACAGATTCATCAACACCAAGATCAAATAAAGTATCATTTAACAATTCTGGTAATTCGTTCATATACTCTTCAATCTCTGTATCAATTATCATTGCTCTTTCATCTATCATGTATTTAAAATCTTCTCTTAACATACAAAATAAATATCATTCGCTAATGTACAAAACATCCAAACCATCATAGCAAACATCATTACTGCTAAGATTCTTTCACCTAAACTAGGTAATACTTCTTCGCTCAACAACATTAGCCAAAACATTATAACAGGCGTACCTGCTTGTACGAATCCAATTAAAAACGCTTCCATCTTTTCTCCTTTGGTTTATGCTAGATAAATAGCAGTGATTTCTTCACCGTCATATTTTTCAATCTTTGCATTTGGGTAATAAAATTGTGCTAATTCAAAGTCTTGATTGATCAACACATAAAATGTTTCATTTCTTGTTTCATCTCTGAAACAGTCCCTGATACTATTTTGCAACAATTCGAAACGTTCGTCACCTAACGTTTGAATATCTGAAACAAATAAATACATCTTCACTCCAATAGGTTTGGGAAAGTCGCAAAAGTTACTATCATTAAGTAATTTTGAAAGTCAGGATTATCAATATTAAAGAAACTCAACGGAAATATTACAAACATTATAAATGGAAGACAGTCTATTATCTTCCGTAATGTTTGTATGTTCATTATGCATTGAGTCCTTGAATTTCTAATCTTCTTAAATCTTCATCTACACCTTGCAATTGATTAGTGACAGAATCACAATAATTCTTGAGATCATAGCCACCATTTCTAAGAATCAATCCTTCAACCATGTTTGTCAAAGTCATATTGGTTCTTGCAAGTTCTTTAAGTACAATGATACTTTTAGTACTTACACATGCCATTCTGATTTTGTCTTTTCGAGATTCAATATCTCTTAAGATATCTGCCATTCTGTTTCCATCTTCGGTGGTATAACTTACATTATACTTTGGAGATTTTGCAGATCCATCACCATCAAGATAGTCTTCTAATCTCGATTGAAATTCTTGTGCTTCAGGACTATTGGTCAATGCTGTGTTCAATTCTGTTTCAATTTCATTTCTGAGATATGCAACAGTTTCTGAATCTTTCCATGCATCAACTAATTCTACAACAATCTTCTTTACATCTTCATACTTCTTGAGACTTTCAACAATGAGTTCTTTGTCATCAATTAAGGTACCATAGATTTTTGTGAAGATTGGATTGAACTTCTTGGTGTTCTCATTTACCAAACCTAAGAATTCAGCTTTGTTTACACTTAAGAAGCTTAGAATCTTTTTAACAGTTTTGATTTCCATTTGATTACTCTTTCGTTAATGGTTTAACAAATACAACAATATTACGATTGCCCAGAAAATCTGGAATATTCTTTCGTCATTGTTCCACATTACGCTTGTGGTTGTTGTGGTTCGACAACTGGTTGTTGTTCAGTAGTTGGCTTTGCAGCTTCTGGTTTTGCAGTCTCTTTAAGCTTTTCTTTCGCTACATTTTTAGCTTCTTCAATTTGAGCCATAATATAGTTTAAAGTTTCGCTAGAGATAACACCAATAGCTCCTAAGAAAATAATTGGAATCAATGTAAAATACAGAAAGATTTCCAAAATATCTAAGATAGGAGTGAACTTGATAATAATACCAAGAGCAGCAATTGCAACAATGACTCTCGCCCATGGAGCAAGTTCAATCTTTAAAGGTTCTTGAGTTTTAGTTGTACTCACAGTTAATCCTTTGTTGATAGGAAGTAAAGGTCAATTTCTCGACCAGCAATAATAACCGTCCAAAAGATGAACGGCCAAATAAGAAACAATAGAAGAAATGTCGATGTCGTCAATTTAATGTCAACCTTTTTACGGTTTCTAAAAAAGTATACAACACCAACAGCAGCACATAATAACAATCCATGTAGATATGCGCTAAAGATAAGAAACAATGTTTCAGTCATGATCTTACAATTCGATATCATCTTTGTAATTAACGAACACTACTCTGAGTTTCATGTTCTTAACTGCAAGTCTTTGATCGAATCCTAATCTTACACTAGAAACTCTAACATCAGTATATGCATCAGAAATCACACTAGCCATTAAGACAGTTTGAATAATTTCATTTGGAATCGCATTTAGATCGAATCTATATAAAATAGACTTGGGACCAATCTTTAATGGATACATGCATGTTTCTTCGATTCTAGGAGTACCGTCTTCTTCGAAGCCAGTTTGAACTCCAAAACACTTCTGCTTTGATTCATTGACCATAATGATTATCTTCTCTTTCCAGTGATAAATTCGAATACATCAATATTTGCATCACAGTCATCATCAATATCATTATATTCATTGTAGATTTCTTTGATTTCAGCTTTACTGAGAATTAATTGACCATGATCACTGATTGTGCGTCCATTCAATTCAACTTCACACATATTTTGATAACAAAACTTGATGACAGCACTGAATGATTTAAACTTTAAACTATTAACTTGCATTTGATTACTCTTTCGTTTTTTGGTTGGTTAAGCAAGTGGTTTAAAAAGGGACTGAATTTGATTTATCAGCCACAGCAGGTTGTTGACTATTGAATCTTCTTTCGAGTTCTTCAAGTCGTTTTCTTAATGATTCATTTTCATCTTGTAACTTCTTATTCTGTACACTACCACTCTCATAAAATGATAGTTGTTTGATTTGAAGTTCATTTTTAGAAAACAATTCTCTAAGAGAGTCTAGATCTTTAAAGCCATTTCTACATTCAATGATTACACTTCTAATACCTAAATTGGTAAAAGGATTGTTCTTATTGAGTACATCTTCAAGATCTAATTTACCAGTCATATCTGCACATTTCACAACATGTGGTGCATTGGGTTTAACTGGAGCAACATAAGTCGCATTTTTAATATTTGAAAGATTCATAAGTAGAGTCCTTTCGTTTGATGTATATTCAATCATTTCAAATATTCAATGCTTTTTCTTTGAGTGCATCAACTCGCAACGTTTCCACGTGACAAACCCAAGGACGACGAAGTCGTTATCCTACTAGTGATTGCAACAGTAATTGATGATCGTCATAAGTAAACAATCTTTTAAGATAGTAACTAAACAATCTCTCACCTACAATTTGTCTCATATAGTTGATTTCTTGAGTTAAATTAGAACCGACTTGAATTTTGAACCATCTTAACTGTTGAACACAAAGTTCTAACAAAATGTGTTCCGCAACTCTTGAATTTCTTTCATCCTTTAAAAACGATGTTAATTCTTGAATAGCTACTGCCAATTCGATTTTACCATGTACCATATCGTTCAATTCATCGGCCATAGAGATTAGCACAGATGCTTTGATACAATCTTCCACTAAACTTAATACATCAAGATACTGATTATCCTGACAGATTAATTTAAAATTAATCATTCTCATAAGAAAATCCTTTCGATAGAATGTCGATAATACTGTTTCTTTCATTTAATGATCTACATTTAACTAGGTAACGTACATTACCTGTAGTTTGTAAATGCAATACATTATTTGATCTCTTGAATACAGCTTCAACATGTTGTGCCCAAACATGTGCGTTGCCAACAGTGACATGCACAAACTCATAACTCTTGCTTTTAGCAGGCATGATCACTCCAGAACAATGATATTTACATCATTGAGGTTAGAAAGTTTTTCAACAATATGAGATCGGACAACAGTCCAATCCAAACCGCCCAAACCACAACCAATCCTAGGAATAGTGATTGATTTGATTTCTAACTCTCTAATGATCTTAGCTAAATCATCTAAACCTGAGATAATATCTTCAAGTCTAGAATCATTTCGCCAATCTCGTTTAGTTGGAAAATTAATGATTTGCTTTCCTGATTCAGAATGCACAAACATTTTTCCTGGAACGACTTCACCTTTAGAACAGGCAATTCTATAACTGTGATAATTTTCAGGAAAACCACATTTAAATTGCAACGCTAATCCTTTACCCATAACACCAACACAGTTAACTGGGTTAACAATAGCTTGTGTGTTTTGAGTAAAGATATCACCTTTTCTAAATTCAATCATTTTGAAATCCTTTTATTTGTTTAGTTTATAAGAAGAATAAACATCAAATAGATAGACACCGATAGATTCGAAAATTTCTTCTGCTAATTCTAGCATCTTCAATTCCCAATTCGAACATTCGAATTCACCATCTGGAGTTGATTTGCTCCACATTCTAAACGCAGAAGTCTCATAACCTTCATGAGCATCATTTTGACCTTCAGGTAGACATAAATCTATTCTTGCAGTCGCATGAAAATCATGACCTTGATCAAGTCTTTCAACAATGTAATAAGTTAAATCATAGACATAAGTCTGACTAATAATTACATTGAATGTGTGAGAGTGAGCAATAGCACCATCTGGAAAAGTGATTCTAGAATAATTGTCATAAGCAAAAGTAATTTTCTTATCTTTGTTTGCAAATCTATTCAATAGTCCCATTAATGATGGTACAGTGAAAACAGGATTAAATCTGTTAAGTTTGGTTTCCATTTTTTTAACCTTTTTATATCGGAAACAATGAGTATAAGACACTATGTCTTACGTACAATTTCAAAAATGAAACTACTCATATATACGTAACAACCCCAAGAGCGACGAAGTCGCTTAACAAACAGTCAGTTATAATAACAATTGACAGATTAACAGCTAATATTTTGACTGACTCAGTCAGATTTATAATTTGACAGATTGACAGCTAAAAAAACGTCGGAGTCTGTCAGAATTCGGTCTCGTCGTCCCCATGACTTGTTGCCGGCAACGCCCACAATCAAATTTCGCTCGGCTGCGGACTGTTTTTAAATTGTAGCGATTGATTAAACGAGAGACGGAAGAATGAAAAACACCGTCCACACCAAGGAACCTAAACGAATACCCATTAGGCGTTGTCAAGATTGCATCCCGCACTTACCCTTGAACTCAACCCGAAGGATAAAAACTTAAAGATTAGTAAGAACTTAACACTTATCTAATTATTTTGCCGAGAT